GCTTTAGCTGAAGCCGAATCTAAAGTAGTCAATACTGAAGTCAAAGAAAAGATCGTTGAACGTGTACGTGTTGTGAAAGAAACGCAAGTTGTTATTCAAGAAAAGTTAAGAGATGTTCAGGTGACTGTTGACTCACAGTGCAAGATTCATCCGAAAGTTATTGACATTCTTAATGAAGCTGCGTTAAATCCAGGAGCGAAAAAATGATTCGCTCTTTAGTGTTAACCTCTGTTATTTTACTTGCTGGTTGTGGTATTACTACTCCAGTAAAGCGAACTTTCCCAGAAGTTCCAGCTGAATTGAAACAGGCTTGTCCTGATTTGTTGCAGACTGCTCAAACTGAAAAGTTGAGCGATGTGCTTGATGTCGTTACTAAAAACTACTCACAGTATCATGAGTGCCGCATCAAGGTTGATGAGTGGAACGAATGGTATGCTAAACAAAAACAAATTTTCGATAGTGTGAAATAATGGAACAAGAGAGAATTGCAAAATTGGAAGCTCAAGTCGAAGGCATCAAGGAAGACGTCAAAGACCTTAAAGCAGACGTCAAAGAGGTCCACTCTCGTATTACCACAGGTAATCGTGAGATTCTTGATAAGATTCAAGACATGGACAATCGTTTAGAAGTAAAACTAACCAAGGGTGCTGAAGTTGCAAAAGAGCAACATCATGAAATCCAAGTTGAACTTCAAAAAGATATTAAAGCCATTGCAGAACGTGTTGATGTTCTTGAACGCTGGCGCTGGATGATTGTTGGTGGAGCCATTGTAGTTGGTTACATCATCGGCAATCTTGATATTATATCCAAGTTCCTAAAATAAATCAAACAAACCCAGCAAGCCACCTTCGGGTGGCTTTTGCATTTTGCAAGATAAATTTGTCTTACACCCAAAAAAGGTGTATACTAACGGTGTCCCTTTTGATTGAGATAGATTATGTTATACATTGATACCAAGTACGCTGCCTTTCTTGGCAGCCGTCTAAGAAACTTCAAGAAAACGAACGACTATGTCTGGAACTACTCGTGTCCAGTGTGCGGGGATAGTTCAACCAACAAACTTAAAGCACGTGGTTATATCTACCGCAAGAAGTCTGACTTGTTTTGCAAGTGTCACAACTGCGGATATGGTTCTAACCTTGGTAATCTAATCAAGCGTGTTGATCCCATGCTCTATGATGAGTATGTTCTTGAACGCTACACTGCTGGTGCAAATAAACACCAAGCGCATAAAGATGTAGCTGCAATCATCCCAGAAATCCCAGTGGTAGAATTACTTGAGGACAACATCCTTGAACCTCTTAAGCGTCTTGATACGCTAGATGTATCACACCCTGCAGTTAAGTATGTTCTTGGTCGTAAGATTCCTCGTGAGTCTTGGCACCTGCTTTACTTTGCACCAAAGTTTAAGAAGTTCGTCAATTCTGTCACTCCCAAGTTTCAAGAACCTATCCAGAGTGAACACCCACGTATGGTCATTCCTTACTTTACTCCAGCAGGTAAGTGTTTTGCTTTTGGTGGCAGAGCATACGGTGACGAGGAGCCTAAGTATTACACCATCAAGGTAGATGAAACGCAAGAAAAGATCTATGGGCTTGACCGTGTCAATTACAGCAAACGCATCTACGTAGTTGAAGGTCCAATTGACTCTCTGTTCTTACCGAATGCAATTGCGGTATCAGGTGCAAGTTTTGACACTCCAACGATTCGTCAACTACTCACCAATGCAACTATCGTGATGGACAACGAGCCTCGCAATAAAGAGATCGTAAAACAACTTGCTAAGTACATCGATATGGGGTATAATGTAGTGATGTATCCTGACAACGTGCAGGAAAAAGACATCAACGACATGATCAAGAATGGAAAAACTCCGCAAGAGATTCTTGACCTAATAAATACCAATACCTTCTCAGGTATGGAAGCAAAATTGAAATTCGCAGATTGGAAGAAAATATGAAAGTTAGAATGATTAGTTACAGCAAGCCATCTCGTCAGATGTATGATGAGGGTTTGACTGATGTGCAAGAACTTATTGCATTTTGTGCACGTGTTTCTAATCCGAGCAACCAGTTTAACTCTGGCACCTCGGAAAAACTTATCAATTATTTGATCAAACACCAACACTGGTCGCCACTCGAGATGGTATCAGCTTGTTTGGAGATCGAAACTACACGTGACATCGCAAGACAAATTCTACGCCATCGCTCTTTCTCGTTCCAAGAATTCTCACAACGCTACGCAGATCCTACCAAGGACATGGCATTTGTGACTCGTGAAGCTAGACTACAAGATACTAAGAATCGTCAAAATTCTATTGCACTTGACCCTAGCGATGAGCAACAAAGATTGTTGGGTATTGAATGGGAACGTGCTCAAAAGCGTGTGTTGTATGCCGCAGAAAAAGAGTACAAGTGGGCAATTGAGAATGGTATCGCAAAAGAGCAAGCACGTGCTGTATTGCCAGAAGGTTTGACAACTAGCCGTATGTATATGAATGGCTCAATCCGTAGTTGGATTCACTTCATTCAAGTACGTAGTGATGTTAGCACACAGTTAGAACACAGAGAGATCGCACTTGAATGTGCAAAAATTATCGCTGAGATTTTCCCGATGGCGGAAAATCTTGTAACAAAATAATAAAAAGGTAGACGTATGACAGAGATCGTGCACGGCATTAAGGTTGATTATTCTCGAGATGCATTGTTTGACGAGTTAGGTAAAATTAGATTAAAAGAAAGTTACATGAAGGATGACGAAACGTCTCCGCAAGAAAGATTCGCTTATGTATCATCGAAGTTTGGAAGTAATCCTGAACACGCTCAGCGCTTGTACGATTACTCCTCTAATCATTGGCTCAGTTATGCTACTCCAATTCTTTCTTTTGGTCGTAGTAAGCGTGGGCTACCTATTTCATGTTTCCTTAACTACATTGAAGACACAGCGGAGGGTCTAGTTGATAATCTTTCTGAAACTAATTGGCTTTCTATGCTCGGGGGTGGTGTTGGTATTGGGTTCGGTATACGTTCGGCAGATGACAAGAGTACTGGTGTTATGCCGCACCTCAAAATGTACGATGCGTCAAGTCTCGCTTATCGCCAAGGTCGTACTCGTCGTGGAAGTTATGCTGCTTATCTTGATATTAGTCATCCCGACATTATATCGTTTTTAGAGATGCGCAAGCCGACAGGCGACCAAAACATGCGCACTTTGAACCTGCACCATGGTATTAACATTCCTGATGCGTTCATGGAAATTGTTGAACGATGCATGCTTGATCCAGATGCAGATGATTCTTGGGACTTGATTGATCCAAAGTCAAACGAGATCCGTGAGACTGTGTCAGCAAAAGAACTTTGGCAGCGTATCCTTGAGATGCGTATGCAAACTGGTGAGCCGTACATCCACTTTATTGATGAATCAAACCGTAAGCTACCACACTGGCTAAAAGAAAAGGGTTTGAAGGTTCACCAATCAAATCTATGTTCAGAGATTATTCTACCAACAAACGAAAAGCGTACTGCTGTTTGCTGCTTGTCTTCTCTTAACTTAGAGTACTACGATGAGTGGAAAGACCACCCAACCTTCTTGCGTGACATTGCAGAAATGCTAGATAATGTCCTTGAATACTTTATTCAGAATGCACCGAAAGAAATTAAACGTGCTAAGTATTCAGCAATGAACGAGCGTTCAATTGGTATCGGTGCGTTGGGATGGCATGCATTGCTACAAAAGAAAGGTTTGCCATGGGAATCATCTATGGCAGTTGGTTTGAACAAAGCTATTTTCGCAACAGTGAGAGGAAAGTTGGATGAAGCTAATCAGGCATTGGGATTGGAACGAGGTGAAGCACCTGACGCTAAGGGTACTGGGAATCGCTTTAGTCATCTTATGGCTATTGCTCCCAATGCTTCTTCTTCCATTCTCATGGGCAATACTAGTCCTAGCATTGAACCTTATCGCGCCAATGCTTATCGCCAAGACACTCTATCGGGTTCTCACCTGAACAAGAACAAGTTCCTTGACGCAATCATTCAGGAAGAAGCCAAGAAGCACAACGAAGGATGGGCTGATGATGTGTGGCGTTCTGTTATCGCCAACGATGGTTCTGTTCAGCACTTGGATTGGATGGATGACTGGAATAAGGATGTGTTTAAGACTGGTATGGAAATTGACCAGCGTTGGGTTATTCAGCATGCTGCAGATCGTCAAGAATACATTGATCAGGCTCAGTCCTTGAATGTGTTCTTCCGTCCAGATTCTCACATCAAATACATCCATGCGGTTCACTTTATGGCTTGGAAGATGAAGTTGAAGACAATGTACTACTGCCGTTCTGATAAGATCGCAAAAGCAGACAAAGTTGCTAAACGTATTGAACGTGAAGTGATTAAAGAGATCGACTTGTCTGCCATGACTGGAGATGAATCTGTTTGTCTAGCATGTGAAGGATAAATGATGGATGCCTACGACATCGCTGGTAAGATCCAGAAATATTGGGCAGCACTCTACCCGAAACATAGTGGAGAGTTGCCTAAATCGAAAAGTATAATCAAAGTTGTTGTGAGTACTGATGATGGTTACCGTGAGGTTGTGGGTGTTTATATTAAAGATAACATGATAGAATTAGTATTGGATAAGGAATAAGAATGATTAAAAAAGCAAGTAGACTTACGGATGACCGTACATATTTCAAACCATTCAACTACCCATGGGCATATGATGCGTGGTTGAAACATGAACAAGCGCATTGGCTTCACACAGAAGTGCCAATGATGGAAGACGTTAAACAGTGGAAGAAGTCTTTGACCAAGGAAGAAAAAGCATTCCTAACAAACATCTTCCGTTTCTTTACACAAGGCGACATTGACGTTGCTGGTGGTTATGTTAACAACTACCTACCATACTTCAAGCAACCAGAAGTTCGTATGATGCTTCTTGGCTTTGCTGCTCGTGAAGCCTTGCACGTTGCTGCATACTCTCACCTGATTGAAACTCTGGGTCTGCCAGACAGCACATACAATCAGTTCTTAGAGTACCAAGAGATGAAAGACAAGCATGACTATGTTTTGGATATCTCTAGCCGCAATGGAACTATCGCTTCAACTGCTGAACACATTGCCGTGTTCTCAGCATTCACTGAAGGTATGCAGTTGTTCTCGTCATTCATTATGCTATTGAACTTCCCACGTCATGGTCTCATGAAGGGTATGGGACAGATTGTTACTTGGTCTATTGTTGATGAGACAATGCACGCTGAGAACATGATGAAGTTGTTCAAGGAATATGTTAAAGAAAACCCAGAGATCTGGAATGACGAACTCAAAGGTCGCATTTACAGTATCGCTGAGAAGATGGTTGAACTTGAAGATAAGTTTATTGACTTGGCATTCCAGTCAGGTGACATGCGTGATCTAAAAGCTGAAGATGTAAAAACCTATATTCGTTATATCGCTGATCGCCGATTGATTGGTCTTGGTATGAAAGGTATCTTCAAAGTTAAGAAGAACCCTCTGCCATGGGTCGAAGAAATGATCAACGCACCAGTCCATGGTAACTTCTTCGAGAACCGAGTTACTGATTATGCTAAAGGTGCACTGGCTGGTTCTTGGGATGATGTTTGGGGGAAGGCAGCGTAATGGCAACTAAGATTTTTGAGTGCGAAGAATGTGGCGCACGTGGTAAGATTATATTGAAGTCTGAAGAAAGACTGGAAGACATTGTGTACTGTCCAGTTTGTTCAGCCGACATCTACGAAGAGGATGACTACACCGAGGAAGAATAAATAGTAGTTCTACTACTATCTTTATCTTCTTCATGTGGTTATACGAAAACGAGATTGTTGAATCCTTACCAGACGATTGTGTTGGCTTTGTTTATTTGATTACGAACAAAGCCAACAGTCGCATGTACATTGGTAAGAAGTTAGCCAAGTTTTCAAAGACGTCCATCAAGACTGTAACTTTGAAGAATGGAACTAAAAAGAAAAAGAAGATCAAGTCAAAGATTGACTCTGATTGGATGGAGTACTATGGTTCATCTATTGAACTAAACAAAGACATCGAATTGCTCGGTAAGGAAAACTTTACCAGAGAGATTCTGTTCTTCTGTAAATCAAAAGCTGAGTGCTCATACATTGAAGCACGTGAGCAGTTTACAAGAAGAGTTTTAGAGAGCGACGACTTTTATAATGGACAAATCTCCGTGAGGGTTCATGGCTCTCACATTAAAGGGAAAATATGACGTACTTATTATTCGCAACAGCATTTGGGTTATCAGCAATCGCTGCTTATTACTCAATCATGGGTTTGGTTGCTATCTTCGCAGCTGCAGCCACTCCTATTTTTATCATGGGGTCATTGTTAGAGGTTTCAAAGTTGGTAGTGGCTTCATGGCTCTATCGCTCTTGGAAACAAATCCCAAAGCTAATGATGGTTTACTTCAGCATTGCGCTAGTCGTACTGATGCTGTTAACATCCATGGGTATCTTTGGGTACTTGTCTAAGGCACACTTGGATCAAGCAGTTCCAACTGGTGATGTAGCAGCCAAGCTATCACTCATCGACGAAAAAATCAAAACAGAAAAGGAAAACCTAAATGCAAATCGTGCAGAACTTAATCAACTGGATTCGCAAGTTAACGAAACCATCTCCAGAAGTGGCACCAGCACTGGCGCCAATAGTGGAACCAGTGGAGTCGAACGAAGTATTGCCATCCGTAGATCTCAGCAAAAAGACAGAGCCAGAATCCTCCAAGAAATCGGCACCACGCAAGCCAAGATCGCAAAACTCAACGAAGAGCGTGCCCCAATCGCCAGCGAAGTCCGAAAAGTCGAAGCTGAAGTTGGACCCATCAAGTACATCGCTGCGCTCATCTACGAAGACAGCGCCAACGAAGAAGTCCTCGAAAAAGCAGTAAGAATCGTTATCATGATGATTGTGCTAGTGTTTGACCCACTAGCCGTTCTCATGCTTATCGCTGCCAACTGGCAGATGCGTAAAGACAAAGAAGATAAAGAAAATCAAACAGACAAGCCAGATGCTTGGGTTGTAGATGTAGATGAAAAACCTTCTTTGGAAGAGTTGAAAGAAGAACCAGATGAACCAGCGAAAGCTAGTTCTTGGTCTGAGCAGTTATTTAAGAAGCAAGATCCACTACCAGATGAGGCTAAGTCTATAATCCACAAATTCTTTCATAAAGAAGATGTGAAAGTACAAGATGATGCTAAAGTTGAGGTAGTTCCTGCCGATACCATAGTGCAAGAGGTTGATAACCTACAACACACTAAAGGTGTCGAATACGACTCGGCAGGTAGAAGAATCACTCCGTAAGATCCGCTTGTCCTAAATAGTTGTATAATCCAAAAAACAACTATAATAAAGTGGATCTAAGATGGAGTTTTTCAAACTCGTAGCCGAATTAGGCTTCCCCATTGCAGCAGCCATTGCTGGTGGGTATTTCGTATTTCTTACCCTAAAGTTCATCCTTGCTGGTGTTACAGGTTCTGTTAACTCCATCAAGGGTATCATCATGGCACTCGACAAACGAGTAGCAGCCATGAATCATGACGTCATTCGTATTGATACAAAGGTGTCACATGCTTTAGGGATTCCACCTGATTTAGATAGAATCGCAAGAGCAGAGCAAAGTGATGCACGTAGAGATTAACCTTAAAGAATGTAAAGTTTGTGGTGCACTTAACCGCAAAGACGAAGACTGTAAAGAATGTAATACATTACCATCTGAAAGTGAATAACCATGGATATCGCAGAGTTAGTCAATAAGTTTGGTTTTCCTATTGTAGCAGCATTCGGTCTTGGGTATTTTATTTACTACGTATGGCAATGGGTGACTACTGAGATTAAACCAGTAACAGGTGAAGCTAGTAAAGTTCTGATTGATCTAATAGATCGCATTAGAATGTTGGATAACGACCTTATCCGTTTGAATCAGAAAGTGAATGTTATTTTGGCTTTGAGAGAAAAAGAAGGGTATAAGCCCTCGGAAGATAACCAAAAGAACGGGATCGACGATGTTAAAGCATCACTTAAGAAAATTCCTGACGGCAGCGCTAATAGTCAATTTAAGCAATAGTTATGCCGCAGAACTTACGCATCAATTTATCAGCCCAGCGTTTAATGGGCAAGGATACTCCAACCACGTTCTAACTATTGAGCAGTTAGAATCGTCACGTAAGCAGAAACTCAAAGATGAACGACAAGCTGCGCAAGATAAAGCGGAGCGTGATGCTAAGAATACAAACTTGGCAAAGTTCCTCAACAACGTAGAGTCTCGCATCTACGCTCAACTATCCAAACAGTTAGCTGATCAAATGTTCGCTGAAGGTGGTGCTACACAAGGCACTATGGACTTTCAGGGAACAAACATCTCATGGGTCAACAGTGGCTCTAATGTTACGCTAACAATCACTGAACCGAACGGTACACAAACAAACGTGACTGTTCCTATCGCATCGTTTGGATTCTAAGATGAAAAAGACTCTTATCGCATTGTCAATTCTAATATTGACTGGTTGTGCAAATATCCGCATGGAAGCATCGCAGGAAGAACCAGTTAAACTAGAAGCAAGAAAAACTCTGGTCGAAAGACTTCCTGAGATTGATGGTCCACCAATAACCATTGCAGTCTATGGATTCCAAGACAAAACTGGTCAGAAGAAACCAAACGAAAAACTCGCTTTGTTCTCTTCAGCAGTTACGCAAGGTGCTGAGGTATTCCTCATTAAAGCACTCCAAGACAGCAACGGATGGTTCAAGGTTGTAGAACGTGTTGGTCTCGACAACCTTGTTAAAGAGCGTCAGTTGATCCGTAATCAACGAGAAGTTTACGAAGGCAAGAATGCAACTCCTCTAAAGCCAATGACGGTGGCTGGTGTTATTGTTGATGGTGGTATCATCGGCTATGACTCCAACATTCGATCTGGTGGTAATGGCGCACGCTTCCTTGGTATTGGTGGAAGTGAGCAGTATCGTGTTGATGAAGTTGTAATCTCCATGAGAATAGTAAGTGTGAACTCAGGAGAAGTATTGCTGAGCACTGCTGTAAGTAAGACAATTTACAGTACTGCTCATAATGTAGGTGTGTTGCGTTTTATTGATGCAGGGACGAAGTCGCTAGAACTAGAAAATGGTCAAGCGATAAACGAACCAACTACCTATGCTGTTCGTATAGCAATCGAACAGGCTGTCTACGAAATGATTGTAGATGGTGAACGTAAGGGATTATGGAAATTCAAAACTAAAATAAATCCAAAGGATTAAGAAATGAAACGACTAAAGGCAAGTGCTCTAGTTATGGCATTGCTTGGCGTGAATTTCGTTTATGCAAATGATGTGTATGTTGAACAAGTTGGTTCTGGTTCTACTATCACAATCCTACAGCAAGGTATCGGCAATATTGCTGGTACGACTACTGATAGTCTTTATATTGGCTCTGGTTCTAATACTGTTAGCTTATCTCAGATTGGCGACAGCAACATCCTAGCAATGGTCGTGAATGGTTCAGCAGCTGACGTAACTGTACTAACAAACGGTAGTGGTAATACACAAACTATCGACTGTGGTACAACTACTTCTGCAGGCTGTTCTGGTTCTACAATTACTCAAACAGTAACAGGTGACGATAACATCATCACTCAAGCATTGGGTGCAGGTGCTAATCACATCAGCAACATCACTGTGACTGGCGATACTAATACTATCACTCATACAAGTACTGCCACTGGCACTACTACTATGAATGCTGCAATTAGTGGAAACCTAAACACAGTTGGAGTGACTCAATCTGGAATGACTACACAAAATGTTACGATCAATTCAACTGGCAATAGTAACACTATTTCTGTTACACAGTCCAACTAATTGGGCTGCTGTAGGTAAAGTCACAGAGCAATCTGGACCAACAGAAATAGTCCGTGACAAGAAATCAATCTCCAGCAACGTAGGTTCTGGGGTAGAGATGAATGACACGGTGGTTACTGC